AATCTGAAGAAGAAGTAAGTCTCTTTTCAAGAAGATACCCTCTCTTTTCACAAGAGTTTTTAACTCCGAGTCTAAGCCAATTTAAGTTTAAATTAATAATACTTCCTGCAGGAATAGAGAAATCCTCATATTCCCAAAGCGGATGTGAAGGATCAAATCCTGCTGTACGAAGTCTATTTACAGTATAGTTTAATTTAGAATAGTTTCCACCACTATAAGCACAAGCTTTATTTCCTTTTACAATTGAATTAAATGGAGGAAGAGTATAATCAGGATTTTGTTCGTTTAAATCAATAACAGCATCAGGGTCTAGTACCGCAGAAAAACTATTTGGATTTATTTTTATATAAACACCTGCCGGAACAACAACGTCCTCTATAGGTTCTATAAAAGCTGAAGCTTGAGATTGTTTATCTAATACCGTAGCATAAGCACAATTAGCTTTAGGCCCATCTGTATCTGCCTTTACTATAAGCTTATCTCCAATTTCTACTTTTTTAGGATTCTCTCCCTCTAAGTAAAACCAAACTGAATTTGTATTTGGGTCAGTAAAGAATAAGTTAGAATATATTGTTTCGTAATTTTCTTCATCAGGCTTAATTACAAATTTATATCTTTTAGCCCAAGATGGAGCTCTTTGAGTAACAGGAATAGTTACCTGTATTGAGTTTTTATTTGCAGAAAATCCACAAGGAATATGAACAGCATTATTAGGGCTTACTAAAGATGTAGTAGCTCTATTAAATTCATCCATATAAATAATACCAATTTCATAACCTCTATTACTATGTAAACTTCTTGGATTACCTATTTCTTGATATACAGCATTAGCAAAAGTAATCTCATAGTACTCATATACTTCTTGAGTTGGAGTAGTTGTGTTATCAACGTACTTCATAGCACATAATTGGAATCCAATCTGAGTACTTGAAGGAGATGTTATTATAGCTATAGGCTGATCAACAGCTGATATACCACTTGCTACTTTTTGTAGTGCATCTAAATTATTAGGTATAATACAGTTTACTAAATCTGTAAATGTAATTCCATCACAAGATGTTTCAGCTCCAGGAGTTGAACTATATACAGGCAATATGTTTGCAATAGTACCAACTGCATCTTGAAAAGTAACACTTGTTGCCATTTCATATACCGAAGAATAATCTGTATTTAAGAAAAAGTCAAACGAAACTTCCGTTTGGTCTGTAGTTTCTGTTGGAAAAGGAGTATCTCCTGAAAAATCACTATGAGCAAATGTAATACTTACGCTAATAAATGAACCTGACACAAGATCAATTCCTGCTAAATCTATAAAAACTGCTGAATTTGCTATAGCTAAAGGTCCGTCAATACTATAATTTGCTGATTCAGTAGTATCAGGAACATCTGTGCTTCCTACTTCTTCAGTAATTAAATTTGCAGAAAACTCTAATTTTACCTCTTTACCATTTATGTCTTTTAAATCATATCCTTCTACATAGTTTCCATACATAAGTCTATTACCCATAATAGTTTGGGCTTTAGCAAAACGAGGAACATTGTCATAAAGTCTTAATATTTCAGCTTCACTTAAAACAGTAAATATCTTACTATTATTAAAAGAGAATTGATAGTCAGTGTTATCTGCAAGACCTGCTTCAGCTTTATCTATTTTTTCAATAACCTTTATTACATTATTGTTTGATTGCTTAAAAAGCAAATCGATGCCAATAACTAAAGGCCCACCTGAGTTATACGTTACTAAAGCAGTGTTGCATAAATTAGTCATACCTTCATTTAGCATACTATTTACACTAAACTCAAAAGGATTTGGTATAAATGCAATATCAGACCACTGAGAAGTAGCTGAGTATTGTCCATTTTCATATTCATATCTATAAGCAAAAGAAATGAATCTTTCTTGCAAATAGTTCTCTTGTCCGCTAGTTGTAATCAACTGAATATCAGGAGATTCTGTTGGTGGTTTTTTAATTACAAGAATTGACTCTGCGCTAAATTGGTCTATATTCCCAACAGGATTAGCATAATTGTCTTTTATGTTAATCATTCTTGGATCATTATAGTCATCAGTAAAGAACAATAAGTCCTCTATAATATCTACACCTGTAATTAAATATTTTGGATTAAAATTAAGAGTAGTATTAACTCCCGTTCCATCGTTTATACTTATTATGTGGTATCTTAAAATATTTGTATAGACATTGAATGATACAATCATATCAAGTTTTCCCGTAGCTCCAATTGTAAAAGTTGGATCGTGAACAAACCAATAGATAGTCTCATTTGCACTATCGTCTATCGAGCCAATACATCTCGCATTAACACTTAAAAGAGTTCCATCTATATATGCTAAAGCAGTTAGAGGTAGATTACCTTTTGTATTTTCTATAACACCAACTTCAGCATTTTCAGTAGAACCCATTCTGACATTCATAGCGTCAATATATTCTCCATCAGGAAGTAATCGTTCATCAACGACTTTATTCATTCTTCCCGCTATAAAATTTCTTGTAAAATTTGTCATACTATTTGATTATCTTGTCCATTCCTCTAAGGTTCATTAATAGTCTTCCAGGGTGGATATTACTCATTCTTATCTTTGAGTTTCTTAAAAGTGCAGTTTTTTCTTTTCTTGCACGAGCAACTATGTACTCTTGAACTCCAAGTTTTGAATTAAGTATTTCGTAAGTGATATAGGCATAAACGTACTTTTCAAATAATTTATTTACACTAATTAAAGAATCATCTCCGCCTTCCATTCCGTCCGAAACATATTCAAGAATACAAGAATGACCAGCCATACTTGAATCAAAATTAATAACTCCTGCTTTTTTATCAATATTAAAAGTAGGATTAAAATTTGCTGTTTCTGTATTTAAACCAAATCTGTCTCCAATACTAGCTTCAAAATACCACATCCCATCATAATTCCAGCCGTACTGCCCATCAAATTGATTTCCTTGATTTAAGTAAATACTTTTTTTACTTCTTGTCAATCTATCGTAGTCAATATTAGAATATTGAGGTTCAAGAATATTTCCGTTTTGGTCAAATAATATATTTCCACTTTGATCCTGAAGATATGCTCTTGATGATAATACCTGAATGTTTTCAGTCAAAGGTCTTAACCAACCATCTTTATATAAAGATATGCGAACCCAGTTTACAAAATCAGATGGTAAAACAAATCTAAGTGTATCAGCTACAGTTAGCTCTAATACTTTTATTTCTTTAAAAGCATCATAATTAAGTTCTTGAATAGCGCGTTTTGCGTGAAATAAAATTTTATATCGCTCCTCATTATTAATTAAGGAGTGGTTTCCATAATACATCAACATATAGTTATTAACTATATCTTCAAGACTAACATACTGATAAGAACCCCAATTTGCATTTTCAGGTTGATTACCATTATTGTCATAGTATTCGTATTGAGACAAATAAGCCATATCTTAATATTTTTATTGTTGATTGATTTGTTGTTCTTGACCTATTGCAAATGTAGCAACCTGAATTTCTCTAATTGACATACCACAATATTGAAGTATTTTCATAACTAATTTATAAACATCTTCATAAGGAAGTTCAAAGTCTTGATAGTCAGATTGTGATTGGTCAAATACAGGCTCTCCGTTTGTTAATGTAACATAAGTCCATTTTGGAGACAATGGGTGTCTAAAGTAAATAGCCTCAACTTGTCCAAATTGATTTATAGTTTTAGGATAAATATTTATATAATCTCCTTCTAATGTATATGAAGGAAACATATTATTGGGCTCAGTTAATAAAGAACTATTTAACATAGTTATTTTGCCCACACTTACTTTCTCAGCTTCTTTTGCTGCTTGAGAAATTATAAGATAATTTACGGGAGTCGTTAGAAAAATATCAGAATCTAATGTTATTGTTGTATTTGAAAATACAAAAACAACTTTTGCAGTTTTCTTCGTATTTATATTTACAACTATATCTCCAGGAACAATACCTAATGTAGTAAATTGACCTGATGAAGATATAAGAACATTAGACCCTACGGCACTATTAGTCCCTGAGCTAATTATATTTGTATGACAAAGCATTTTTAAAATATAATATGCTGTGTATCCTGTGGTTGTAACTGAAGGAACAGAAAAAGAATTACTACTTGGAAGAGAAGGAGAAGTTGCAGGATTAGATAAAAAGTTTGTAACTAAAAAACCTTCTATTGTTTCGGCAATAGGACCTTCAATCTCAGCATAATCAGATCCTGCTGATCGAGCATTTTCCATATTTATAGCCTTATTATAGTTGCTAAAATACTCTTCAAATATTTCCATTTGTGCATTGGCAGCGTATAAATTGAAATCTGACGGAGAAATATATCCATAGTTGTTCTTATTTAGAACGGATAGCACTGTATTTCTAACTTCGTTTATCATTTTAAATCTTTTTTACAAATATACATAAAAAAAAGCACAGAAATAATTCCGTGCTATTTTTAAACCAAGTATAACTCAATCTAAGTTATTCGCTAAGGATAGCTTCTAACATTTTTAATGAGTCTAATCCTTCATCACTTTGAAGATAATGACCTGCAATTTCATAAGGGTCTTCACCAAATGGTATTGATAACATCTTTTTCTTGTTAGTTGAAGTATTAAACCAAACTTCTCTGTCGTTATTTCTTAATGCTAATAATTTACTCTCAAAGAATAAACGAATTTTAGCTTGAAATTGCAATTCAGGATCGTTCAATATATTTAAAAAATCTTTCGGCTCTGATTTAGCATAAACTAAAATATCTCTCTTCAGAATATCTGATGGATAGATAGAAGGGTCTTTGCCAAACATTACACGTGTAAGAGTTTCAATTTGTTCAATAGAAAGTTCTCTTGCTGCAATTAACGCATCTATTTCAAGATTCATATCTGCAACTTCTGTCTCTGCTTCTTTTTGTTCATCTACTTCAACAAACACAATCCCATTTAAAGGGTGGTAGTGAAGGAACTCTTGTAGCACAGGATTTGTTTTTGAAACACTCAAGAACCCGTCTTCAAAGACAATTGGTTCCATAATAGCGTTTCCATCTTGTTCGTCCTCAAAAGGAGTTTTTTGATTTACAGCATATCTTAATGCTCTGTTTTGTTGTTTGTCTTCATCAAACCACATTAAAGGAAAACGTGCGTGGTTTCTTGATGCTAAACTATAGGAAAGTGGACTTCCTGATTTCAATTTATAGACTTTGTCTGATAATTTTACTTTTGCCATTTTATAAATATTTAATTTAATTTGATTTTAAAAAAAAATATACAGAGCCTCAACAAGAGGCCCTGTAATATTTAAACTATATATTAACCGAAACGGAATAATACGAAGTTATTTGCACCTAAAGTACATACACATCTTTCAGATAAGAAGTTAACCTCCATTGCATCTAAGTCAGATGTTTGAGCACCACCAGCAGAACCTGTAATCCAAGTTTTGTAACGTCTGTCCTCAGCTTCAGAAGCTCTATATCTTACGTGTAAGAAAGGACGTTTAGCGTTTTTACCTAAGATTTGGTCATACACTGAAGTAGAACCTGCAGGAACTAATAAACCTGTAATAGTACCTGTTGCTGTAGCTGCAGTAGTATTTAAACC